TTCCTTAATTGGACCATCTTCATCTGGGTTGTACTTAAGGGTGTCTGGTTCTTTAAGAGCCAAATGCAAAATAACCAGTTGGTTAATACGCTCAAGACCAGTTCCGTACTGTGCCACCTTTTGTGACCAACGGTTCATCAATGGCTGATACTGAATAGAGAGTGCAACACCTGATGTATTAGAGATTGGCTGAACCTGTCCAAGAGCAGACTCTGGAATGTTCATCATCTCGTGCATAGAACGCTTAAGAAGTTCTAGATACTTTAAAGCACCATCAATACCTGATGCTCCACCTTCAAGGTTAAATACCTGTGAATCTTTAGGTAAACCGCCCCAGACTTTCTTTGGACCCTTTTCAAGGTTAGAAGCCTTTGCTCCAACGATAACTGTTACAGGAGCAGCGTGATAGTTAATGATGTCTGCAACATCTGTCGAGATTTCGTTATAGGAGCGGTTAATAGTAATAATGTCGTGGCAATCAGCAAGACCCCATGGAGAACCTGCAACTGGAACATTTGGAATATGTACCACAGGAATTTCTCCCAGTGGATTTGGACGAGAATCAATCAACTCATCGTTGATGTACTCCTCAATAATGTCGTCTGTAAGAATTTCAGTGTATGTAAATACCTGACGAGTTCCTTCTAAAGAAGTTCCCCAGAAACGATACTTCTGCTTAAAACGAAGTAGTCGAGTACGGTCGTGTGGGTGGAACTCTGGAAAACAAAATGCTGAGTTCATAGGAAGGATGCGAACACGACCTGGGTGAACACGACCTGTTGAATCTGCCCAAGGTTCTTCGTAGGCTACCTTTACAAAGCAATCTCCTGAGATTCCACCGCTTTGTGCCATTTCCAAAAGAACTTGCATCTTGTCGTTATCGACTTCCCAAACACGTTGTAAACGGTCTGGAATGATTGCTTCCGTTGCTTTAGGAGAACGGAAGTGAACTCCCTTACCAAAAGTAAATCGTGCTAAATAATCATTGAATGCTCTGTAATAGTTAACTGCAATTTGCATTTCGCCTTGTTCACGACGATAGCCCCAGTGATGTCCTAGGTACATTGCCCAGTTAAGTGAATAGCGATTTAAACGAGGACCGTGAACTTCAAATTCTTCGTCTGCAAGTTCCACCAAACCGAGTGGAGAAATAGAGATGGTTAAGTCAGAAGACGCAGCCCTATAACTCGGTGGTGAAAAATCTACAAAACTCATTTATCGCCCTTTTTCTTGTCAGGCAATCTTACTGCTGATTTGCCTTTTTGTTGCTTTTCAAACTGCTTTTTTTGAAGAATTTGTCGCTGATACACAGGGTCACTTGTATCGACAAATTTGCCTCCTGCTTGAACATACTTCTTGTGTACCCAACTACTTGCAGCAGGATTTGGGTAGCGAGCAAACTTCGCCTTCGCTTGAGCAATAATCATTGCCCATAACTTCGCATTTGCTGGTTTCTCTGCCACTGTATTCCTCTACGACTTAAAGCCCCCTAGGTAACCCTAGGGGGACTTGAAGGTTTATTTTTAAATTAGTCGTTTACAACTGTTGGGGATGTACGCTGTGTACGTCCACCAGAACGAGCAACAACTTCAACTGTCTGCTCTGCATAGTCACTGAATGAACCATGTGAGAACTCAGCAAGGAATGTTGGTGCTTCTGTCCATGCAGCAGAGCCTACGTGGGCACGTGCTTGCATTGTTTCTGCAGCAGTCTTTGTGTGAACTGGTGCGTTACGATTTGGACGACCAGCAGCAGCAGCATAGCCACTCATGATTCCTGTTTGGAAATCGCCTGGAACGTCTGTATCTGTTGCAACGCCTTCTTCGAAACGAAGTGGACCGCGACGGGTAGCGTTACCCGCAGCCTTCATCTCATAAGTGTGTGTTCCCTTTTCTGGGAACTGTGGGTTTGGTGCTAGTGTCATTTATGACTCCTAAACTCTAGAGTTAATCTGGACGGCCTATCCATAGAAAAGTGTGTCTGATATAAGGGGTTCCGTAATGTCAAACTCAAAATTAATTCTTACTGAAAAAAGGGTTGGACGAAAGCACTACTTCTGGCATAACTAGGTCTTTTGTCAGGGAACAGGCGATTGCTAGGGAATCCACATAGTCATCATGGGCATAGGACTCATCTGGGGCAGCCACTAAGAAGTTAGGTCCCTTGTACTGGACTTCGGCATCCACCATCTGCTGGTAGAACCGCTTCCATGTACGAAGACGACGAGTTTTTGCATGTGCAGGGAATCCAAGCATTTTTCGTTGGATTAATGCTTGTAGGTGCTTAAAGCGTTGCGACTGTTCTGTAGGGCTTGAAGTTACAGGAGCAACTTCTGCTCGTGGCATAAGAATCTTTAAACGTTGAGCAACAGCATCACCAACACCGTTTGCGTCTACGCCGATTGCAAGAACGTCATAGTTAGAAAGGAAGTTAACAATTTGGAAGTACTGCTCTTCCCAGTCATCGCCCTGTAGTTCTAGCCAATTAAGGACACGGTGTTCAAAATAACCAAACTCATCAGGTCTATCCCAATCCACCCACACAACTGTAATAACCGTTGAGTCCATCTTACGTGCAGGGTCAATACCTACAACTACAGGAGTCTTATGCCAAACCTTAACCAACTCTTGAGAAGTATCGCCAAGTTCATCCATGATTCCTGAAGTAACGAACATACCGCGTTCTAGAAGCCACTTGCAGTTGTAAGACATTTGAAACTCGTCGGAGTCTTCGCCAATACGAAGCATCTCCTTCTTAATAAACTTTTGGTAATTATCGTTAACCTTTGCAACTTCTTTCCAGTCCCATTGGAAATGGTTTTGTCGTGCACCTCTAGTTGTTTGACGACGCTTGTTTAATTGGATAGCACGATAGAAGTTGTTTTTGCTAGTTGTTGGAGTACCTGTTTTAACCATAGTTCCTGCGTAGTACGCAAGCATTGGAGAGATTGACTTTGATACTACAAAATCATCTGCTTCTTGACACTCATCAATAACAATAAGATGGAAGGACTTAGATTCAATCTTTGCACGTGGGTTAGCAGTCATCATCGTAATAGTTGAGCCAGACTTCTTTAGTTTAATCTGACGAGTTACTCCACCTATACGTGCAGCAGAATCGTCAATTTCTGGGTCACCCAAAATCTCTAGTGCTCTTTCAGAAGTAAGTCGTGTAACAGTACGACCAAATAATGTTTCTGCCTGTCCTTCAGTAGGTGCAAACAACCCTACCCATAAACCATCTTTAAACTTTCCTAGAAGGTCTGGGTAAAGTTTTGCAAGTCGTGGAAGAAGAATCATCAGTGTTGCAACAGTGTTTGCAACAGTTTCTGACTTACCTGACTGACGTGCAGCAAGTGCTGTGATTTCTTCACCATCGTTAATTAACACTGATTCGATGACACGACGTGCTAATGGCATTTGATATGGGTGTAACGGATAACCAACTAACACTTCTTGAAACGCTAAAATTTTATCGATTAACTTTAAAACAAATTGAGCAGAGAGTTCGTCTAACTCTTCCTCTTCTGGTGGTAAATCAGACTCACCGTCATCGTTTGCGTACAGTTCGGGATTGATTTCCTCAAACTGTTCATCATCATAATCAATTGGCATTTGTTCCTATAAACAGAGAAGCCCACTTTGCAGTGGGCAACCCCGCGTCTTGAGAGAGGGAGACGTAAGTAATCATAGCAAACACTCTAACAAAATCAACGACGTTTTAGTTCTTTAGCAATTTCGTTTAGAACTTCTGCAGCAATTTCTACATCGTTTAGTAAGAATTTATCTCCACTTTTTTGCCAAGCAGTTAATTCTTTTCCAACAACATACAAAGAGTTTTCTGCCCACGCAATTAAATCCGATGAAGGTAATTTAGAGATGCGCTTCTGAATCTTCGTCTGGGGCTGGTATCCATCCCGCTTCTTCCGTAAAATCATCATAAGTAACATTCCGCCTTTCTAATGCCGAGTTTAGTGCGTCTTCCTCAGTTTTGGAACCCTCCCACTTACCTACTACAAGAATGTAGTTTTTGAAAAGTTTAATGAGAGTTGGTGAGGCATACCGATATGGTGCTTCAATTTCTTGAGACCAGCCTTTTACAGTGCGTTGCCCTTTCCACTCAAGCGGTTGCTTGATAAGTTGGACAAAACGCTGTTCTCCGATGTTGTGCACCTTGGGCATTTATTAACGCTTTCTGTTTGCCGATTTCTTTGGTTTGCTTGCTTTGGTCGATGGTTTGCGGTTGCTCTTTGGAGCCTTCTCCATAGGGACCAAACTCTGGTGACCCTTGAAGAAAATCTGATTGGTACGGACAATACGGTACAGGGTTTCACGTGCATAAGATGGGAGGTTGCCCATATCTGCTGCACCACGTGGCTTGCTGTCTAAATGAGCCAAGATGTAGCGTCCTTTAGAAGTCACTGACTTAAAGTTGGTCCACTCGGAAGGCTTAACGTCGTAATAGTTGTAAAACAGTCCATCTCTAAATACAACTGTTAGAACCTGACGTTCTTTGTCATAACCCGCAGCAACTGTGCGAGGACGCTGATAGTTTGTTGTAGAGGTTGGGATAATACTTAGTTCTGCTGGGCCATCGTAATCATCACGAGCCTTTGCAGCAAAATTATCGTAAACAGTAGGCTCATAGAACGTACCTGCTGTAACTTCATCATCTAGGTCATAAGACTCATCGTCTTCATAGATGGCTAATGCTTCGTAGTAGTCAGCGGATACTGGGAGAGATTGGAAAGGATTAATTCTTTTTCCCTTAACTGTTCCCAGCATCCGTGACATACCACGTACTTCTTTTTCGCCAATTCCATAGAAATCGGCTGTTGGGTCAAGCAAGGAGGCTAACTCGTCGGCTGAGGGACCTACAGCACGTGCTGTACGTCGTCCTCCGCTGCCAGAATTGGCTGCCCTTGCCATAGTAACTCCTTAAATTAGGATGCTGTTGCCCAAGGTGTAATTGTTACTGCTGCACCTGGTGCTGTGTTGTTTGCACCTGCTGCAATTGACTGTGACTTGATTGTTCCAGCAACTGCTACAACTGCACCTGAAAGACCTGTAAGAGTCAATGCTGTGGTTCCTGTGCTTGTAATGGTGAATGTGTTGTCTGTTAGACGTGTAACTGTGAAAGTTCCGTTAACAGTTGCTTCACCAGTGTTAGAAATCGTTACCTTGTTACCAGTAACGAATCCGTGTGCTGAATCTGTAATGGTTGCGGTTGTAGAACCTGCTGTACGTGATACTGCTGTTACTACACCTGCTGCATTTGTTGCTGCTGATGCGGTTGTAGGAACGAGTGATGCGTCCTTCATTGCGTCAGTTGCTTCTGCGGTTGTCAAGCCAAGTACTGAAGGTACGAGTACGTAATCAGTTGCTCCGACTACATCCTCACCAGCAGAACCTGCTGTGAACTGTGGGTATCCACCCCATCCTGAAAGAGCGATGATGTGGTTGTCTAGTGCTGGGTCTAGACGACCTGTAGAGGTGTTTGGGCGAACATCGTTTGGTTGGATTGGCATGTTGCCCCAAACAAAGTCAATTGCGACCTCTCCTGCGGAATCAAGAAGATTCCCGTTGTTATTTACTGCCATGTTACTTATTCCTCACATTCATGAATGTCTAACTCACTCTTGTATAACACTTCGTCACAGTCGCGACATTTAAAAAGACGGACGGAATCGAGTGCTTCGTGTA